CGTTTTGATCTTCTGAATGTCGTAGGTGTAGTCGGCAATCGAGTCGCCCACGATGGTGTGCGAGATCGGGTCGCACGAGAACAGCGCAAACTTGACCCGGTTGGCTTCCTCGTCGTGGACGATCTTATGCGTCTCGCCCATCGTGCAGATGTAACGGAGCTCTGGCGAACCGTCTCCATCCTTGTCCGCCTTGATGAACCACTCCCCGTAAAGCACCCCATCGCCCACTCGAGTCGACATGAAGCGGCCAGCATTACGCATCTGGCTTTCCATCGTCATCTCGTTGATGTCCTGGCTCTGGACATGCTCCATGCACTCTTCGCGCGTGTAGCCCATCGCAATCATCTGATCGACCGGCACCACGCGCTCGTGGCCGACAATGCGCGAGTCCTTGAACGTCCGCGCGTAACGGTCGAGCCGCATCTCCTCAGGCGGAACGCCTGCAACCTTGATCAGCGGCTTGTTCAGTTCAAACTGAACGATGACTTCGTCAAACGTCGGTGGCGGGGCTCCCATCGGTGAAGACATAGACGGCGGGGGCATGGGCCCAGGTGATCCGTCCATCCCTGAGGGTGAGGGCGATGGCGGAGCGCCAGGCGGCGGAGAAGCCGGTGGAGTTGGCAATTGCGGCATCCCGCTCGGCACTGGGTTGCCAACGTGGATCAGCTTTGCTGTCGGGTTCTCCATGATGACTTGCCGGATCTGGTCCGCCGTCACCTGTGTGAACCGCTTCTTCACCGTCTCCTTGTTCTCGTCGCACCACCATTTCACGAACCCCGTTTTTACCGTCAGCGCATCTTTCAGCGCGCCGTAGAGGATCAGAAACCCCGGGTTGTCGCACCAGAACGTATAGTTCACATAATTGGTCGCCTGCTCGGCCTGGTCGACCTCCTCCTGGCTGCGCGGCACCAGATAGACCGGGCTCTCCGAAGCCCCAAACAGCCGGATCAGCGCCGGCAACATCAGCATGATCGCATCGCGCACGTCGGTCGAGACATAGGTCGAGCGGTTCGCCGTCTCTTGGTCGTGGCCGAGGATCTGCTCGTAGGTGGCGGTGGGATCCTGGACGATCAACGTGTCGGTATAGGGACTGCCGTCAGGGTTCAGCCCCGGCAGATAGCCGTAATAATAGCTCTGCGCCTCGTTGCGCTTGTGCGCGAGGATCGTTCCCTCATAATCGCGCGCATCCGAGATCATCGCGTGAATGTAGGAGTCGTAACTGTCAGGATCGGACGGATCATAGCTGCCAGAGTCGCCGCCGCCCCTGTCCTCCTTGAAAGAGGCGAAGATCCGCTCCATCGACATGGCTAAGACCTCTGTCGCCTAGTCACCCAGCCCTGTCTAATTCGGTCTGAACGATCACGCGCTGGAATGTCTCTGATATTCTCACGCGGCGTCGCCCATCGCAAGTGAGCCGGATTAATGCAGAACCCTCCAATACACCCGATAGGCGTGCTATGCGCCGCTTGATGCTCAGACGTCGGAGGACGCCCGTAAGTTTCCTCACAAATAACCCTGGTAATGTTCACAATCTTATAATTTTCACGAATTTGTGGCCTATCAAGATATTTCCCATAAACCGCGCCACTCCATAGGTAGCACCCAGTATTTGGCTCTGGGGTCCATTTATCAGAGTGTGTATCCAGCATACTCATGAGGTCAAAGCTTCTTTGAAGCTCGCGTAGTACCCAGCTATTAGGTCAGCTTTATCTAATCCGTTAACAATCTTGCGCGCGTTGACCGGATCTTCGGTGTCGGCGTCGAAATATTGCGACAGCTTCGCGCCGGTGAACCAACCATTGATCATGCCGTCATACAGCACCAGCGCGCTCGGCTCGTCCTCGAGCATCCGGTGCGGATACTCAACGCACGGAACGTCAAGATCATAGGTTTTCTTGAGGATTTCCTCAGCCTTGACGTAATTTTCATACCACGTCAGCTGCACGAAGCCGCGGCCATAATAGCACTGATTGAACTCGCCCGCCGGCTCGCCATAGGACTTGCCGCCGCCCTGCCCATATTCCTCAATCGGCCGCATCTCTTGCGCCGTCTCATGGAACGCGGTGGCAAGCGCGTAAGCCAGCCACCGCAAGTCGCGATCCGGGTGGAAATTCTCCCAGGTGTCGAGAAGATAGTTCATCCCATCAACCTGACGCTGCGAGAGAACGCCGTTGAAGACGCTCTCCCGTATCGATGAGAAAAACTGGTCGCGGTCGATCATTTGGGTTCGGGTGTAGCCGGAAGCCCTTGGCCCGGGAACGTCGCCGGGTCATACGCGGTGACACGCCACTCTACCACATTGGGACGCTTGATGGCGACGATCACCTTGTCGTCGTAAGGCTCGGGCAGATACGCAGGCAGCGGCGGATTGATCGTGTCGGGCGGAACAGGCTGGCCGCTAGCATGGCCATAACCCGGCAAACCCTGGTCGGGATGACCATAGCTCGGCAGACCATGATCCGGGTGTCCCGGATGATAGATCGGCCCGCCGCCGACATAGTTGGGCGGAACAGGCAGTCCATGGCTCGGATGGCCGGGATGATAGATAGGCCGGTTGCTGGCGTGGCCTCCGCCAGGAAGACTGTTATCGATATGGCCGGCTTCGAGAGGGATGATCCAATAGGCTTGCGGCATGGGAGCTACTCCGTGGTTGTCGACGCATCCTCTGTAGCAGCTTTCGGTGACGGTTCATTCGCCGCCGCCAATTTCTTTTCAAGCTCGAGGAGGGCTTCGTGAACCGTCGCCCAGCGCGGCTTGCCCGACGTCGCCTGAACCGCCGCCCACACAAACTGCTCGGGCTCGTCGAGGTCGAGCAGCAAATCCAGATCCTTGGTCACTTTCACCGCTCCATGCGGAAATTCGCTCATTGAAAACCCTCCATCCCGCGCTGATACTCGCCGCCGCCGTCGAGCCGCCTGCGCACCTCCTCGCGCGCGATCTCGCGCTGCAACGCCTTCATCTTGTTCATCGCCCGCAGCTGATCCAACGGATAATCGCGCTCGATCTCCGCCGTGATCCGCGCATACGCCTCCGCATAACTCTCGCGCCGGGGGAACAGACGCCGCCACCAACTCATGGGTGCGAGTCCAGCAACAGCTCGTCGTCCTCGACATGAACCTTGGCAACCGGGACATAACGCTGATAGTCGCCGTCCCAGGCCTTGACCTCCATCGAGGGCGGAGCCTTCTTCAGTTCGTCGATCAGCTCGGCAACCGTCATATCAATCCCCGCAACCGCCGGCGCAACCGCCCCGAAGCCCCATGCTTGCCAGAAAAACCGCCGCTGATCAACGGAATGCCCACACACCCAGTCCGAAACGCATCCGCCGCATCCTCCGCCTCGTCCGCCACAGCCTGACCGTTCTTGTTGCGCCGATAGCTCCGCAGCCGCGCAAGCCCCTTCCGGCACGCGTCCTCGTCGAACCAGCTTATCCCCAGACAACCCCGCGTCGCCGTGATCCCATCTTCCGTCGAATGGTTCGGAACCGGAATGACCGGCTCCTTGAGCAGCATGTTCAATTCATGCTTGCGGCTGTAGCCGGTGATCAGCTCCTTCACCTCCACGTCATGGGGCAGAAGATGAGCCCGATACTCGAAACCCCCTACCTTGGCCTTGATCGCCAGCAAATCGGCATAATAACTGAGAGACTTGCCCTTGCCCTCGATGTAGTCGATCCAATGCAGCTCACGGCCCGCAATCTGGAACAGCCAAATCACCTGTAAATGCCGGATCCCAAGATCCCAGGCCGTAATCACCCCGGTGTTCAGGTCGGGGCTGACCTTGCAAACGCGCTTCTGCGTCTGGAGACTGTTGAGCGCCTCCTGATAATACGCCCCCTCCACCGGAGCCGCAAAAGAACACAACATTTCCCGCGCAAACTCGTCCGGGCTCATGTCCGCCCGCATCTCCTCAACCTCGTCCGGGTTGAGCGCCGTCGTCCCGGTCGCAGTCACCGGAATATCGAACACATCCCAGTTCGGATCGTCGTCGGCCCTCAGTTTCAGTGCATGAAAATGATCCTCCCCCGCCGCGGTGCCAGAGACAATGGCGAAACCGCGATAGTCTGCCAAACACGGTCTGACCACAGAAGTGAAGGCGTTGGGGTGAAGGAGCGGGTACTCGTCCAGGACCGCTCCGTCGAGATAAATCCCACGCATCCGCTCATAAGCCAAAGCCCCGCCATAAAGCCGGATCTGCGCGCCGTTGGGTAAAGTGACACTGAGCTCGCCCTCCATGTATTTCACGTCTGGAATGGCCTGAGTGTAGTGCTTGAGATAACCCCATACCAAATCCTTAGCCGCGTCAAAGGAAGGACCAATGTACGCATAGCGGGGTGGCGGGGTGGCTCTCGTGTTGGTGTTAGCAGCCCGTATAAGCTGGTTGACCAACGCCACGGTTTTCCCCGCACGACGATGAGCAACAACAAATATCCACCGCTTCCCTGTTTCATGCAAAGGAACGAAATGGGGCCGAGGTCGATAAGGTACGCGTACCCGTAGTACCTCTTCGGGGACGAAGGCGGGGGAGTCCAGTGCTTCAAAGCCGTAGCTCACGCAGGCCAGCCCAAACCACGAGCGCGACGCCTGACCCCAGCAAGATCGTCCTCGCCGCGGCCCATATACTCCTGCGAATTGGGCGGCTCAATGGTCCCAAACGGAGCAGGCGTCGGCGCAACCCCGTCAGGCGCATCGTCGCCGCCGGGATACATGCCGCCGCCACCGGGCAACGTCCCCGTTCCCCCATAATGCCCCATCATCTCCCACTCATTCTGCGACGGCGTCGTATTGATGTAATTCTGCACATTGGGAGGAAGACCAGAACTCTTGAGCGCCTCCATCTGCCGCACCCGCTCCAAATACTCCGCCTGCCCCGGGTAGGGCGTCCCGGTATGCGGCGGCGCGGGCATGTTCGCCCGCTGCCTCGCCTGCAATAACCGCAACCGCTGCTGCGCCATATCCTCAGGACTCAACGTCTCTTGAGGAGAATAAGCCTCCAAGGGAAGACTGTTCAACGTGGTCCCGGGCATCGCCGCTACTCCTGATGCTCAATCGTCTTGGCCTGCGGCTCGGTCCCGTCATCCCAGCTGATGATCACCCGGGTAGGCCCAGCAATGGCTAGCGTGGGTTGGGAGGCGTCCTTGCTCGGGGCCAGCGGATGAACCCGGAACGCCTCACTCCTGATCACCTGCGCGCTCGCCCACTCCCGACGCCGCGCCTCAGGCTCGTCAAACGCCAGCTTAACCTGTTTCAGAACCTTGTCGTTGAGGAGAGCAACGAGTTCTTTGTGCAGGCGAGTGAGCCGGGGGGATCTGTCTATGATCCGCTGCAACTTGAGAGACGGGATCTTCAACCGCTCGGCAGCTTCCTCAACCACGCCGCCATGAAGATAAAGGGCAGTGGCGGCTTCCTCAATGTCCACCGGAATGCCGGGAGGCCGGACCTCGTAAGGGTAATAAGGAAGAGGAAGAAACTCCTCGTCGATCTCGCTCATGGCTTCCCCGTCCATAACCCCGGCGGACCATAATACGCCCACTTGCCGTCAGTCCCCAACTCCCGCCCCACCGGACCAATCTCCCGACTGCTCTTCGCCCAAGAACACGCGCTCTCAAAAGTCGGACAAGTCGCAGAAATAAGAGCATCCGTCGCAGGACGCCCATAATATACCCACCACTCCCCACGCCACTGCTTGAGATGAGGCTTAATCGGCTCCCCAACCCTAACCCACGGTGGATACATGGTTAATATCCCTTGTGATTTTGTATTATATTTTAGCAGGATTGCGGGATCGGCACCACCCCCGGTTCCGGTTCCAACGAGGAGGGGGGAGTGGGGGGCTCAAGGCTTCCTGGCTAATAGATCTACAATGCTTTGCTGTCATAGTCCTCGAGGCCAGGCCTGGCTCGAGGCCGGTCAATAGCTCGCCGGTTATGAATGACATCGCCGGCCTGGTCATCGCGCGCAACGAGGCGTGTCCGCCTCGTTGACCGATGGTCGACGACCGCCAGTCGTCGAGGTCGAGGCCTGCCCTTGCCCTGCTATGGCCCGACGACCGCTGGTCGTCGAGGTCGTCGGACTGTGGATAAGGCCTTGACTAACCACTGCGCCTTAACTACATTGCTGCTGTTAACCACTGAGGGACATGCCCATGTCAGACACAGCCAGACCATTCGCCTTTGAAGACTTGCCACTCAATGACGAGGGCAAGCGCATCGAACCTGATAAATGGGGACCGCTCTACACAAAGCCTGTCAAACGCGCCAAGCCAGTGAATGACGAAACGCGCATCCCCACAAACTGCGCGTCGGGCCAGAAAGGGCAATTCAGCGCCGCCAAGCATCGGGCGAAACTCGCCGCTGAGTTTCACGCGGGCGCGGCCGCCGACCGTCGCACTTGGGCGGCTGACAAGTCCAAGGAAAAGTTTGCGGCCTATGAGGCCTGCCCCAAGTGGAGGCCTCGCGTTTCGGCGCCTCCCGCTCGCAAGCCGCATTACGTGCTACGTGACGGCGCTTGGCGGCTTGCAGCCTGATCGCTTTCCGAAAGAAAGAGAGGGCATTCGAGGGCGCTTGCGCCCTCTTTTTTTGTCCCAAAGGAAAGATGGGCATTCGGGCCAAGTTGATGATCTTTGAATG